CTCTAGATCGGACAATGAAACCTTGGCTTTGTCTACTGCATCAAGAAACTCGTCTAGCTCCATGGCTTCTGTTTTCTTATCAAAGCAGTATCTTTGTGGCATTTCAGCATTGAAGTATGGCATGTTTATAAAGTTACCCACATCTCCACGTTCAGCTATAATTGTGTCTTGCTTGGGAAAGATTTCACACCCGCTATAACCCAGCGCAATGGACATCTCGGACAGATAATCTCTAATCTGTGCCGCCATCTCCCAATCTGTTAGAAATAAATACAAGTGAGCTCCGCCAGATTTAGATCGGCAGTGCATTAAGGGAAGTTTAAGCTTCTGTATTTTTTCTTGTAGCTCATTGTGGTTCAAGTCATATATGTCTACGTCCAAGCAACCGAACCTACATTTATTATCATTGTTAATTGGGATCGATCCAACCCCGTGCTTACCATCGATGTGTGATTGTACTAACGCCTCGGTCAACGGCTCTCGAATAATCATACTCTTTGATTCTGCTTTACCATTACGACCAACCCGACCAACTTTTGTTGTGCCGTGTGCGTTGTCTGCTCCCGCAAACGTGGCAAGCAATCTTTCTGCCTGTGTCATCTAATGCTCCTTGGTGAAGTAGGAGGGGGCGCAGGCCCATTTGCGCCCCCAAGCTGTGCTTGATAACCTAGAACGGTATATCATCGTCAACAATTGATGACGTCTTAGAAGAGGGCTTGGATTCAGCCGAGTCTTCTGGCACAGCTTTTGCTTCACCCGCCGCAACACTGTCGCGGAACGCTTTTGCTTCGAGCATTGTATCTCGGTCTTGTATAAGACCTATCTTTTCTATGGCATAATTAGACCAAGAACCTTTGTCATTACTTTCTTCTACAGTTGAAAACTTCCACTGTGTTGCAAACAAAGGTGGTGTAATCATTTTGCCTGTAGTCGGATGCTTAATCTTTTGCATCGCAATCTGTGTCTTCCATCTACGGCTAACCTTTAGCTGTGTAGACTTCATATCGATCACAGCAGGTTGGAAGCTACCATCTACATCTAGAACTAAACAGTAGTGCTGATCAGATTTAACTAGCTCATGACCAGAGGGAAGCATCTCTTTAGAACCATTGCGCTCGGTCTGCTGTAAGACAGGATCGGTTGGTGAAATCTCACCACGAAAACCACCGCCCATGTCGATAGGGATAAACTCCAGATACTTCGTAACTTGATAACAAGGTATCACAGTGATGCCTTCATCTCCTGCCCAATACTGACCAGTAACAGTGTTGTATAGATCGCCTTGACCTGCGCCTTTAATGTACTCTGGCTTGTTCTTGTTTAGCTGTGGAGATAACGCCTGTAGTACACGAATGAACGGTATTTGCATCTCGCTACTGTCGAACGACGCACCTTCTCCTGCGAACTCTAGGATGTCGTCCATCACACCTGTTCCCAATGCAGTTTCTTTTGCTTTTTCTATATCATTTGCCATCTTATGCTTTCCTTCGAATTTGTGCTGTATTATTAATAAATGCCCCGAATAGATCGAGATCGATTGCTTTGCCATCCGCAACACGTTCTTTAACAAACGCCTTCAATGTTGATGGATGTACTGAGGTCTTAGTCTTTGGATCAAAACCACGCTCACGTAACAGTCCGATTGCATCGCCTGCTATATTGTCTTCGCCTTTACCAAACGAAACTGTGATGTCGTTCTTGATTATTGTATCGAGATTGTTTTCTCGCAACCAAGCAAACGCTTCTTCTTTTCGAGCAACAGGGATAGATGCGTGTACTACGCTTTTCTTTTCTACCACCATGCCTTCTACATCAAGACGCTCTATGCCCATCTCATCCATGAGCATTGGTATGTTTTCCACAGAAAGCTTATGCTTTTCCTGCTTCAATGTCTTGACGTTTGTCTCCGCTTCTTCGAGCTGTTGCTCTATGTTGCGTAGCTTTAGTACGAGTTGGCTAAGTTGCTTCCCCGTGCCTACATCGACGTTGGCAATTGCCGCGCCTTCATCGTAAAAGTCTTCAAATATATCTGTCATAAGTTTTTTACCTCTTCAGGGTTGATTGTTCGAACAGCTTCATGCTATCCGTAATGGAGACAATAGTGGAGATATGTGATGACTGTCAACTACAAATATAAATTAAAACCGTTTGATCACCAGATAGATGCAATAAACTTTGGCTGGGATAGGACTGAGTTTGGTTTGTTTATGGAGATGGGCACAGGAAAGTCTAAGGTTCTAATAGATAACATGGGTATGTTGTATCAGTCAGGGCAGATTAACTTCGCTTTAGTAATTGCACCCAAGGGTGTGTATCGTAACTGGGTAGCTAAAGAAATACCAGAGCATATGTCGGATGATATCCCACACAGAGTGATTCGTTGGGTGTCAGGTGCGAACAAGAAACAGAAGGAAGAAATGCGTTCAGTCCAAGATGATTTTAAAGGGCTAACTATATTTGTAATGAATGTCGAATCCTTTTCATCTCTCAAAGGACAGAAGGCTGGGACATGGATGGCTCGTACGCTTGGTCAGAGAGGTATGATAGCTATAGACGAATCAACGACGATAAAAAACCACAAAGCCAAGCGCACTAAATCTTTACTAAAAATAGCTACAGAGTTCAAGTTTAGAAGGCTACTGACAGGGTCTCCTGTAACAAAAAGTCCAATGGATATCTATTCACAGTGTGAGTTTCTCCGCGCTGGGCTCTTGGGCTATGATAGTTACTACGCATTTCAAGGTAGATACGCTGTAGTACAGAGAAAAACTATGGGTGGAGCTGCGTTTCAACAGATTGTAGGGTTCAAAAACCTCGATGAATTGACACAACGAATAGATATGTTCTCGTTTCGCGTGTTAAAGAAGGACTGTTTAGACCTTCCTGATAAGATATACACAGCTCGTTACGTTGGCATGACCCCAGATCAGTTTAAAATGTACGAACAGATCAGGCAGTACGCCATGGTGTTGTTGGAGAACGGCGAAATGTCCACAGCTCCTGCTGTAATCACGCAAATGTTACGTCTGCAACAGATAATGTCAGGACATCTAAAGACAGATGAAGGTGAAATGTTATACTTCCCATCAAAAAGAATGGAAGCACTAGAAGAAATCATGGAGGAACACGATGGTAAAGCAATCATCTGGTCTAGGTTTAGGTATGACATCATCAGTATGACAGAGATGTTAAACAAAAAGTTTGGCGCTGGATCTGCCGCTTCGTACTTTGGTGATACATCGGATGAAGATCGTAATGATATAGTTATAAACTTTCAGAATCCAAATCATCCGCTAAAATTCTTTGTTGGAAATCCAGCCACCGCTGGGTACGGGTTAACTTTGACAGAGGCTAACCTTGTGGTGTACTATGCTAACGACTTCAACTTGGAAACACGCATCCAATCTGAGGATCGGGCACACCGCATCGGGCAGAAGAACAACGTAACGTACATAGATCTTATCTGCGAAGGTAGTATCGATGAAAGAATTGTTAAAGCATTACGCGCAAAGATAGACATCGGAGCGCGTGTTCTAGGAGAGGACGCAAAAGAATGGCTAAGTCTGAAACCCACGATGAAGTAATAGAAGCTATCTGTGATTTTAATAAAGGTTGGACGAACCTAGACAGCGCATCAAAAGAACTTGGTAAGCTGGCTGGGTTGAGTCCTGATGTATCCGCCGCACTGCTCAAAGGAATGAAGCAAAACAACATCACACAGATACGTGGATACAGTAAAGAGAAGCCGTATCAACTTGCCGCCAAGGTAGGAAAGCCTAATGAAGCAAAAAAATAGCCCCCGTTAGGGGGCTTAGTTGAGAGGTGATCAACCACAGGTGGGATCAATCAGAGCGGTTTCATAGTATCAGGAATGGTTCATTTCTGCAATTGTTTTTCTTATCATGACAGAAAGCTGTCGTGCCATGGATCTTTGTTCGTGGTCTGCGATCAATCTTAGCAGATCGTGGTCCTTTTTTATCAAGCCGACGTTTTGAAATTTCTGCTTGTCTTCGTCTTTCATAAGCTCACGAGCCATAATTGCCTCCAATTGTTGCGTGTTTGTTCACTACTGATAAACCATTGGTTAACAGAATGCAAGTCAATGCCCTTTCATGCGATAAGCTGAAAAGGTTTCATATTTTTTAGAAACATTATCGTTATTAAAGTGCGCTTGCACATCGATAATATTTAACTCCAAAATTTCAGCCAGCTCCGCCACTGACCAATATTGTATCGGGCCACTTTCCAATGAGCGGAGCATAAAATCATCAATTATGGATAATGGAAGCGCCAAATCTTCAGGGTGACCTTCTGAAGTTCCCACCCTTACGCATCGCCATGGTATCTGATCACGCTTGTCCTCATAGTTAGGGATGCAATGTGCCATTAATATCTCACCCCCCTCTAAATTCATGCGCTCGACAATGCGTGTGTTTAAGAATACAGCATCGCCTTGCTCGTTGGTTGCGAACGCGCTGTTTGCATAGGTAATTTCTTCTACCATAATCTTCATAATTTTAGTTTCAAATGAGTTGGTCATTAATTTATTTCCTTTGTTAATTTTTTGTATCTTTCGTCGGCATCATGTACCGACGTTTGATCTGTATGATAGATGCTTTGCTTTTGTTTAGTACAATTGCAACATCATCCATCTTCATGCCAAGCAAGAGCATACGGTTGATGCGCCTTGTTTCTTCGTTCCATATAGGCTTGGGCGTTGTCTTATCGAAGCCATAGTTCAAGGCACGTTTCTGTTTGATTGGAGGGCGTAGCTTTGGATTGTCTTTGATATCCTGTTTAAGTTGCTTTGCCCACGCTTCTCGGTACGCATCTTGGTACTTTTCTACCAATGAGTTCATAGTATTCGGCCAATCATAGTTCCAATCCAGAACACGCCACATACAGCGCCAATCCAGATAACCCACGTAAGCTTGGCTATGGTCTTTTCCATCTCCTCTTGCTTACTAATCTCTACACGTCGTTTCAAAAGACGTTTCGTAAAGTCTTCAGATTCAGTATTTTTAGTTTTAACTACATGGTTTTTCCTTAATACAGACAACTTAACACCTATAGCTTTTTCAGTGCGATGCAGAGTTCGAGCAATCATGTAATCGCTCTTGCCGTTGGCTTTATAAGTAATTAAATCGTGGACCTCTGTATTAGTCCATTTCTTGTTAGATCTCAAATTTTTAGTCATTAGTGCATACTCCTTTTTAACTCGGTTTCATTTTTATTTAGTAAGGATACAACTTGTACCATTTCTGCAAAAAAGTTTTTCATGTCTTTTTCTGTCATATAATTAGACGCGAGGCTCATCATTGTAGCTGACAGTTCATAATTATCCATTTCATCAGGCATCATTGCGGTTAAGTTATTAACCCATTGACCCTTCTCAGCTATGTTGGGCAAAACAATTGACTTTAAATAATTGTCATCGCTGTCTAGAACCAAAGCAATTGTTACCTCAAGGAGATCGTCATTACCTTGTATATTGGTCATTAAATCTTGAACCTCGGTCCAAGTTTCTAGGTACTTGGTTCTCCGATGTGGTGTAGATTGAACCCTTGTCCACGATACTTGATACATGCTATTCTACCCCCTTTGCTAATACAGGTTTCATAATTAACTTCCTATGTATTGAACGTGTGTCCACGTTTCTTTGTTGGCTTGTTCAGTGCTTAAAAATTTGATTGCTTTTTTTAAATCACGCGATACCATGTCACTCTGATCTAATAGATCACGGTTATGCTCGAAGTTCTTATCGTAAGGCTTACGAAAAGAGGGGAAAAAGTCGGCTTGATAGACAAGGATATTTTCTAGATCAGGTACCAAAAGCTCCACCTTACAATCATCAGGGCTTTCTGCAAAATTATCCAAGATGTAATTGTGTAACGGCCAGTTATTGCGGTAATGCATTAACTCTACGCTATAAGATGAAACCTCAAACCCTTGGTACAGGGTTCTTGGTTTGGCGTTCTTGGTAACACCCAGACTTGGAAAGAAAACTTCCCCCGAAAAATACATCTCTAGTCCCATTAGATGGCCTCCTTAACAGTTGAACACTCAAGGCAATGCTTAAGAGATAAGGTGTACCCGTGCGAAACAAAGCAAAGCACTCCATCGTGGTTCTCGGCTGTGTCTGCTTTTGATGATCCAATGCGTTCTGATTTGCGACTGTATAAGTCACCCTTTGCAATGGTACCTTTGCAACAGCTACACTTATATTCTCTACGCGATTTAATTAGTTTAGTTATCATGGTCATCACCCTCGTCGTTGCACCAACAACATGGCTCATCGTTTGGGTATTCTCGACACCAACAACATATCTTATTTATGATTTGTCTCATAACAAATGACCTCCCGTTTTAAACTGTATGTACTGTGTCACAGTGTTTTCAACTTCGTTGTTGAACTCTGCAAACATGCGGTCTCCAACCGAGGTGACTTGCTGGACAAAAACAGACCAGTCTTGTTCCGCTTCCCAGTAGAATGTCGCAAGTGCTAACAGTCTATCTTCTCTTTTCCACACTCCCTTATATTCAAATTCAAACACTTCGATGATTTCAACTTGACCTTGAGCATCTGCTATCATTCGTCTAGCGTTGCCTGTTTTATACTCAAACTCTGCACTGTTAATAACTTGTTCAATTCTACTCATAACTTACTCCCATATTTTTTTGCTATAATGCGGTCTTTTACCAACATCTCGATATATTCAGGAGACATATTAGTATTGACCTTCAACGATAGCCTAAAGTCGTCTAAATCACGCTTATCAGCACGTATGTTCATGTCCTTTATGACATCGTCTATAATTTCTTGTACCATCAGTATGTATCCGCCTGATAATCAAGATCGTCTTGATTTATCTCGTCATAATCGTCATTCACTTCATATAAATCGTCACCAATTTTAACAACGAATCCAACACCTAAAGCTCTTTGTAAAAGCTCATCAGAATTTAGTTCGAAATTAAAAGATCCTGCTTGTGATAAGAATAAAGAATTTTTGGTATGAGTTTCCATCAGTGATCCCCCTCTAATACAGGCTCGATCGAATCAAACGCTTCTTGTACCCACTCAGGAAAACCATGTTCCTCGTCCCTGCGATCTAGCAGATGTAGAGCCACCCAGTATGAGACATCTTCTGTCATATCAACAAAGGTGTTAGTATCCAGATTGATGCATAGAACGCGGATTGATACCGCATCCTTGCAATGTTCATATGCCATAAGACATGCATCACTAAATTTTTCTGGCATGGGTTGATCGATACCATAATCTTCAGTATCAGCCTCATTGTACGTTCCCGATACACCAGACGACGTAATTAAATATTGATGTTTCATATCAATACCCCATCCCAATCAGATGATACTGTAGCGTAACCTGATTTAATAAGACCCCGAAGATAACCACGTTGAAACGGGTTTTTAGGAGGGTCATAGTCAAAAGATGCAATAGCCTGATCTACGTCAAAGTTAGGCTCATCAACTTCATTTGTAGACGCCTCACGGCCACTGTGATATTCTTGTAAATTATCTAAAGTTTTCATAATAATAATCTTTCGTTTAATTGTTGATAGAGACTAAGTTATAGAGTTGCACATACAATGTCAACAGGGCGGTGAACACAGATTTAGTATAGAAGGGATCTCGGTTCTCGGTTCTCGGTTGAGTTTACCTATAGGACTTTTTACCACAGATTTTATTTTTATTTTAATTTATCATCCAAATATGACGTAAACAGTGTAAACAACGTAAACAGTACCTTATTTATATACTTCAAACCAGCCCATTTCCGTTTACACCCCGTTTACATGTTTACACTTTTCTGGAAAAAAGGCCTATATAGGAACTCACTTTTGTGATCACAAACTAGAAATAACCTAAATGTTTACACTTTGCTGTATACATTGCATACCTTTCGTTATTGGTATAACTTGTCTTTAAGAAACAACGAGGTTGATATGTCTTCGGTTAAAAATAAAATAGAAAAAGAACACAATAGAACTTTAACTAATAGGCAGATAACTTTTGCACGTCACATTGTAGAAGGTATCTATTCGAATGCAGAATGTGCACGTAAGGCTGGTTATTCTGATAACGTGGCCGCCAAGCAAGCCTCAGTCCTTTTAAATGGCCGTGACTATCCTCACGTTCTGGAATACATCCAAGAGCAAAGAGACGAACGTGAGCGCCGTTACGGGGTGACCACAATTGGACAGCTCGAGAGACTTCATAAATTGTCAGTCGGTGCAGAAGAAGAAGGCCAATTTTCTGCGGCGATCAATGCCGAAAAAATACGCTCCGCATTAGGTGGTTTAACAATAGATAGACGCGAACAAATTCACACCATTGACCAGCTTTCGCGTGATGAAATCACCGCACGTTTAACTTTGCTTCAAGAGAAATATCCACAGGCTTTTGTGGTCGATGCAGAATATAAGGATGTAACAAATGAGCCAAGGTCCAGAGTCGAACTTTTGGAAATCGATAAGGCAGAACTTACCACCAAAGACGTTCGCGACGAGGATTGAGAACAAACACGGGGGCGGTGTTCCTGATGTTCATCTGCTTTGGGACGGCATACCAATATGGATTGAATTAAAAGTAAGCAAAGGCAACGCAGTAAAAGTCTCTCCTCATCAAGTCGCTTGGCATATGGCATATCACGCCCGAGGTGGCCTCAGTTTCTACTTAGTAAAGAGGCCCAAGGAACGTGACCTAGTTTTGTTTGGGGGCGATCAGGGGGTTGCGTTGGCCTCTGGGGGCATATCCGAGGCCCAAGGTACGATATACAAGAGCCCTGCGGCTCTGTTCTTGGCTCTGCGCCCTGTTTTACTGGATAAATTGGCTTGTTCTCTGCGCCCTGCGCCCTAACTCTGCGCCCTGCGCCCTGCGCCCTAACTCTGCGCCCTGCGCCCTAACTCTGCGCCCTGCGCCCTGTGTTTTTGTTCTATACTTTTTATTTTGAGGTGGTTAGGGGCTCTCGCCCCTTCCCTTTAATGCTCTACGATTGCGATAGATTTCCCCTTGCTGGATCCCTTGCACAATTTGCAAGCGGTACACTGGACGCGACGGCCAGCCTCTTTTGATGCTGGACAAAGCGCCTCGTTCGCCTTGTCTAATTCGCCGAGATCCGCGATCACTCGAAACGTGCGCCGCCCTGCCTTCCAATGGGCGATTGCTTGCGCCTTGTTGTCCGCGCTTTGCATGGCAATTTCTGGATTCCATCCGCTTTGATGTGAATATGCGGTAAAGGTTGCCGCCTCTGCAAGCAATTGCGTCCAAACAAAATCGGGAACCGCGGCCGGATCCCCGTAGGTTCCAACACGAACGAAACGCGCGCGGCCTAATGTATTGCGGCCGGCCTTGGTGTTGGCCATGGAATATACGCCCCGCAAAAATGACTTGTAAACAATTAAAACGCCTTGGCCTAGGTTAACATAACAGCGCCGGCCTTTGGCTTGCTTGCGCTTCGGGTCGTCGTTAACTTCCCCGCGCATGGTACAATCCCCACAAATAGAAAAATCTTCGCCGGTTTTGCTTGCCTCGAGTGGATTAATATCCGAACGCAATATATAAGTTTGTAAAACCGCGCCGGTTTTTGTGTTTCGATTTGACCAGGTTGCAATTGCAACAATTGGCTTACCATCCAAGAGGCTAGGCCCGTTGTATATGATACCGCTTTTCATAATTTTATTCCCTTGTTAAAATGCATGATTGCATAGGCTTATTATATATATTTGTGCGTATAGTGCAAGTAATTGTTTACTTGCGCCTTGCGCCTTGCGCGCTGCCTTTTTTGTTTTAGCTGCCTTGCGCCTTGCGCGCTGCCTTTTTGTTTTAGCT